TATGTCGCCTGCTTCAGCGGGAACAGTAATATTATCTTGAGTATCTTCGTCATCGAAATCTACCCTGTTGAAAATTATTTTTGGTTGATATGGTTTTTCACCACCGACAGCAGTTGCCATAACTTCAAGGGCTTTTACGCCATATGCCGCTCGGAAAGTGAGGTTCTTTAAAGTAACATCACCCGTGGCATGTTGTCTTTTAAATCGCTTAGAACCATCGCCACGATCTGAACCTTGTGGGGTAAAGTTATCGACGTTGGTTTTCAACTGATTGTAAGTAGATTGTTCCGCGATTATGTCCAGTGTTGTTAGTTGATCTAACACACGCTGACCGCGAATAAGCATATATTTTTCTTCCATGGATATATTTATCACAAAAAATAAAAGCCCCACTTGGGGACTTTTATTTTAGGTTACCATCTGATACTATTATTTCATCAAATTCGCCGTATGTTGGCAAACTCAATGTCATATATTGTCTGCGTACAGCATCTTCAGGTACCATTTTATCGCCGCGTGTTTGCTGACGATCCAATAAAGTTTGTAACCCTATTGGGAAAGTAACAGCAACTACCTTATATCCTTTGGCACGAGCCTGTCGAATATAATTAGCGCGACGTTTCTTAGAAGTATTAGTATTATCTAATACAATATTCTTGCCAGTGCGTGTCATGGCAGCATATGCGGAATTTGCCTTATCCATAAACCGCTTATCTTCACATGCCAACTTAAAGGCATTTCGGTAATCATTTTCGTCATACCATTCGTGGCGATATCGGTCTAAGGAGAAGTGTTCAAATTCACCTTCCAAATTAGCAAAAAATGTAGATTTACCAGACCCAGAAGCACCAATCAATACGTACGCTACTGGTACGTCAGAATCGGATGTATTCAGGGTTAAATCGTCTACATCATCCATTAATAGCTTAAAATCTTCACACCATTGTGTAACCGTGGCACGCTTTTCTGTGGCATCATCGGATATACGACCCCAAGTGTCAGCAAACAATACAGACATAAATGTCTCAAAATCTGATACACTCTTAACACCAGTTGCCAAAGCACGTCGCTTCGCTACCTTTTTGATTGACCAAGGCAGATGGTTTTCTATAAGCCAGCCAATACAGTAGACATCCCACATTACCAAGTTGAAACGCGTATTCAAGGTTTCATAATTCTCCACAGCCCAACTTTCCCAAAAACGAGCAGACGAAAGTTCGTGACCACCGAAGCGGTAGTACTTACCACGTTCTTCACTAAAGGCTTCTTGGCGGGAGTATGGCTTGCCAGTATCATGGAACGCACACACGAATGCACCAATCAAGGTTTCCAGTGTCCAGTTGTGGTTGTTCGTGGACAAATATTGACCAACAACCATATTGGTATGAACACC